GTTTCCCAGTCACGATCGGAAGCGGCAATGTCTTTTGAATTGTCCTCCTTGATATTCGTGGTTCCCACGATATCGTCAGACGTATAGTCGACTCGGCCTTCATAGATCAACTCAGAGCGGTTCTTCCGTGCCATGGTATCGGGCAGAGGTTCAATCGAGTATCCCAATGAACCGAAGGGCATAGACAGGTTGTTTTTTGTGCAAGCGACAACTCGCATATTCGGTTCATCGGGGTGCCATCCCACAGTTGCAACGACACGAGCAAGACCAGCAAAACCGATGGACCCACCGCCCGCATAGAGTGCTTTCGCTGCCTTGGATTTGTTGAGGTGACGTACCATGATGAGTGACACACCATGAAGACGGCAGATTGATTTGAGGTCCTGCAATGACTGCTGGACGTCCTTCGCGTTGTAGTTATCAGCATCACCGAGGTAGGGGTTAATCGGGTCGATAATCAACGCATCAATTTTCTGGCCCAGGATGATCTCCTGCTCCAGTGCGTCAAGGTGTTCCTCATCCTTGATGGAGAAGAACTCATCGAGTTGGATGTAGTTGTGTTGGTTTTTGAGGCCATTATCAACGAGACGGCCTTTGGTCACAGTACCCTTTGAGTTCTCAGTATCGCAGTATGCCACCCGCATGGGCTTGCGAGGCGATTGATCCTTCTCCCAGGGCAGCGGTTTCCCATCACAGAAATGGATACACATCCACATGATGAAATAGGATTTACCGACGCCGGGGTCACCTTCGATCAAGCAGGGCTCGCCTCGAGCTATGAAGTCCTCAACCAACCAGTCATGCTGTTCCACCTCGACAGCATCCATGGACACGACATTGAAGAAGGACTTTCCTTCCTCCTTGGCCTTATCTCGTTTTGATTTCAGTTTCTTCTTACCCTTGGGCTTGGCACTACCACCGACGTGCTGACCCATCGCCTTGCTGATTTGGCGTTCAAGCATACGCTCACCGCCTCGGCGTTCCTGGAATTTGTTCCACTCATTGTCCCACAGAAGGGTGAAGACCTCGTCCTCCTTCATGCCGACTTCAAGCAGCTCCTGTATCATCCACCACAATACCTCGGAGCGTTTGCCCTGTGTCACCTGTGGGTTTACAAGTTCTTTACGAACCCGACGCGGGATGACGTCTTCATAGTCTTCATAGATGTCCTGGGCATCACCGCCCTGCTGTTTGCCACCATTGTCTTCGATCTCAGGAACCATCTTCTCCAGACGACTAACCTGATACCGAGGGCCGTCAGCCCACTTGATCTTCACCGTAGGCTTGCTATCGTATTTATGGTTTTTGGTTCCCGGAAAACGAAGTACTTGAGTGAAGTCCCATCCTGAAGTGTCTGCCCCCACGAAATAAGTGATGCGACGATTGAGCTCTTCGGATACGGGACCATCAGTATACCAATAACCCACATACCGTCCGGGTGAGGACTCGATCAACACAGTGGGTTTGAGGGGGAGTTCATTGATCTTGCATTCATCAAGATCGGCAAACGCGAGGTGGGGGGCCTTAGCATAATCCTTGTGGCGACGTGCCTCAGAAAAACCCTGGGGGCACATGTAGATATCGGACAAGCGGTGCTTCCTGATAAAGGCTCTGATCTTGCCAAGGCTTCTCCGCTTAAAGAAGTTCTCCTTCCATTTGCCGGTAGGGCTTTTTGTTGATATGCAGAAGACGTCGCCGGGAGATCTTCGCATGATTGACAGGGCGGTGGATATCGGGTCCCTCTTCATGCTGACACTTTCTTATAATGGATGGTGGTTTCGCGGTGGACTGTCAGTCCCATGTGTTCGGCAACCTTACCCTGTATGGGGCGATGGCCATTGAGCTGATGTGAGACAGCACTAATAGTGACGCCTATCTTCTCAGCGAGAGCACCGATACCTCCCGCCTCGTCGCAGAGCTTACGAAGGCGTTCTATCGCGTCCTCTTGTGATATGAGATTTTCCATGTCAGGTTTTCCGGGATTGACAGTGACGAAATTTGACATTAAACTGGTCAAGTACATTCGTCAACTGGGAAAAACTGATCCATGAATATCATCCTCGAAGGACCCGACAGCACCGGCAAATCAACGCTTGCGCGTATAATCGCGGAACATGTGCCTTATGAGATCAAAGGGGGCGAAGGTCCTTCCAAATCACAGAAGGAGATATTGGATCGTGCAACACGCTATCTCCGGATGGACAACATGATCTTTGATCGTCACCCCTGTGTCAGTGAACCCATTTACGGACGTTTCCGTGAACCCCCGACATTCCTGCCCACGCCCGTGATCGACTATTTCTATCGGTCAAAACCCCTCTTTATCTATTGCTATGGCGGAGCCTATGGCGAGCATCAGCTCAAGGACTACGACACAGCTCAGCATGTGGGCATGCTTGATTTACATGACATGAATATCCGCAACGCATATATGGAATGGGCGCAAGGTCGCGTTCCGATCAGTCAGTGGTATAGTCTCGAGGACCCTGACGTTGACACCGCTCGGGAAACCATCATCAAAATCTGCCAGGAGGCTACACAGTGAAACACAAACTCTACTACCATACCAAGTCGGGGGGCACCTACCGCCTGATTGGCGCCGGCAACATGGAAGCTGACATGAGCGCAGTTGCCATCTACACGGACCACCCGAACAACGAACGTCTGTGGGTTCGTCCCCACCTGGAATTCTTCGATGGTCGTTTCCAGCAGATGGGCGAGTGGGATGATGGGGGCTTTGACCCCCTGGGCGATATTGCTGCCTTCCACACCAAGTTTGACCTGGATGCCAATCATCCCATGGGTGCTCTCGACACCGAGGTGGCTGACTTTCGCCGCAAGTTCCTTCGGGAAGAAGCCGAAGAATGGGACTGGGCTCAGAAAGCTGCGTTCCAGGAAACTACTCGGCCGATCCTGGATCGTGACGAAGCGGAATACACCCATCAACTCGAGAAGGCTCTTGATGGCCTGGTTGATCTGGCCTACGTGCTGTTTGGCACTGTCTACCTTCATGGGTTCCACGAGCAATTCGCTGAGGCCTGGCGCCGGGTTCATGCGGCGAACATGCAGAAGGAGCGGGCTGAGCTCGATGGCAGTAACAGCAAACGGGGTTCCTCTTTTGATGTGGTGAAACCTGCCGGCTGGGAGCCCTCAGTGTTGACCGACCTGGTCGAGTGCAACGATATTCACCACTCTCACTCTGACCGAGCATGAGACAATCGGCATTGTATTCGGTCACCTGATCGAGTACAATGCACCTTTCAGGAGGTTCCCATGAAACAACGCAAAATTGAAACCGATGAGGATTTCCACATGGCCATGAGTGCTGTGCAATCCTCCATCCAGCTGCTGGACATGTTCGACTGGGACGATTGGCTCCAGAAAGAAGCTTTCTTCAAAGGCGCTGGTGCAACACTCGATCCCGGCGTCTTTCTGGCTATGCAAAAAGACCCTCAGTGGGAAATGAAGGTGGCTGTTATTCGAGCGGCTGCTACTTACATGAAAACTATCCGCGATATACGCGCCCCGCTGGAGGCACCCGATGAGGGATGAATGGATCAAGCTCTGCCTCCAAATGATGGCAACTCCCGCAGACGAATACTCCGGCGCTCGCAAGATCGTCGGTAATGTAGTTCATACGATGGAGGACCTTCGGGATGACCTGCACATGCCAGACCTCGGATACACCAAGTCCAAGATGTCCATGCTCAAGCGACTGTATCTGGTTGAAGAGTCACGCGATGCTGTGGTACCCCTATGGGAAAAGCGCCTCAAGCAGCGTAAATATGGCAGTGTCTCGTTCACCTGTTCAGGACACACCACCAAATCCGACCCTACCAAAGGCAGCAAGCGCGCGTCGGTCATGACGCCTTGCATCCAGTCAATGAGTCTGACGTACCATGGAAATCACACCACAACTGCTCATGCGTATTATCGCACAACGGAAATCTTCAAGAAGTTTCCTGCGGACCTGGTCTTCATCCGTGACGTACTCCTTGAACCATTCGGCATGCCGGACCGACTCACTTTCATGTTTGCCAATGTCACAGTACACCCGATGTACTTTGCCACCTTGGCCCCCAACCTCGAAGACCCAGTGAAAGCACTTGAGGATATCGAGGAAGTCGATCCAAAATTCTGGGAGTGGTGCGTCAAGTGGACAGCGCGCTACCTGATCCCTGAGTACCACAGGGGTATCCAGAAATACGCGCAGGGTATGCGTGTCCATGACATGTTCCAGGAGCTCATTGATCCCGATATCAAAGAAGAGCTCACGGAATATGTGGGTGACAATCACCCGGGTATGTCCACAGAATATGAACCGCCAGAAGGAGATGACTAATGGCACGACGCACCACCAAGAAGCCCAATCCCGCGACCGAGAATAAGGATGCGCAACAGCCGCCTGAGAACAAGGACGACGAGCCTGTCCAGGATGACGAGCAGCAGCCTGACGAAAGCCAGCAGGACGAGGATCAACAGCAACCTCAGGACGATGAGCAGCTGGACGAGGACTCACTCCTGGCTGAATACGTTGAAACCAAGGCGATGCTCGACAAACTGCTGAAAGCGGAACAACGCCAGTACGTGGGCAGCATCGGTCGCCGTCAACTTCACCAGATTGCCGACAGCATCCGGAAGCAGTTGGCAGCTGAGCCTGAGGCGGAGGACACCGACGATGAATGACCAGATCATGCCCTTCAACTATTTGTCGGGTCGTGACACTTTTTCCCGCATCCGTCAACACACGTGGAACATGTTCCTCGCTCACAGTCATCGGGTTCACACCGAGGAGTGGCAGGGTGTTGATATCAGCAAGCGTCCCGAGATGGTCAGTCATGAACTGATGAACTACACCTTTACCCATCGACTGAACGGGGTGGAGGACTTGCAGTTCTATCGGAATGATATCCAACCCAACTTGCCGTGGGCCGATGACCACTTCGAAGAACGAGTCTGCGGTGAACCCATCAATCCTGGTGTCGAGTGGGCCAATTGGCCTTGGGCTCAGTCTGCGGATACTTTTCGATCAGGGAGCTGGGAACATGGACTTGAGCCTGGCCAGTTTAACCACAATTACATGGAAAGATATTGGCCTAAGCATGCGGGTCAAACTCCCGACGGCTCTTATCAGTCTCGAACTCCTAGTCGCCCTTGGCAAGATGCGAATTGGGGTATCCGAAATGAGTATGGAGATTTGAATGATCTTGTCCAGCAGCTCGCAGCCCGTCCTCTTTCTCGACAGGAATGGTTCCCCATCTTTCATCCCGAAGATGTCGGTGAAGTGGTCGGGGGACGGAAGCCTTGTTCACTCGGTTACCAATTCTGGGTGCGAGGGGGTCAGCTGCACGTATACTATCCGCTCCGTTCCTGTGACTTTTTCCGCCACATGCCCGACGATATCTATCTGACCATTCGACTCCTCCTGTGGGTCTTGGATCAGTGCCGTATCATCTATGATGGCAGTCAGGATCACGAGGGCGGCATACCCAACTGGCACGAAGTTACACCAGGGACGTTCACGATGCACTGCACCAGTCTGCACGTCTTTGCCAATGACATGGTGCAGATGAGAAAGGAAGGCCCCAAATGATTGGTCAAGATTTTCCTGAGGCAACCACAAAGCTGGGTGCGCCCGAAGGGATGGAAGACGAGGTTTACGAGTTGCCAGTGTGGCATACTCCAGGCCACGCTGCTTTCATCTCTCAGTGGCGCATGACTTGGCGTGAGCGGTTGCACTGCCTGTTATTCGGCTATGTGTGGCTTCATATCCTAAGTGCCCAACATCCGCCGGTCACAATCGAAACTCACTACCCGTTCGAAGGAAAGCCTCCTAAGAAGGCATGGCGGGTTCTGATGCTTCTGGCAACCCTGGGCGTTGTCGGATTATTTGCAGCCTTCGGGGCCTTGATGGCTCTGATCATTATGGTAGGAGGAGTGGCGTAATGGACCACATGATGATTGATATCGAGACCCTCGATACCCTGAACAGTGCAGTCGTGACACAAGTCGGCTGGGTTCTCTTCGATGCTGACGAGATCGGCAAACCCCAGGAGATGTTCCCTGATATCCAACACCAGATCAACCTTGGCCGGACAATCAGTGCTAGCACGTTGAAGTGGTGGATGGTCGACCAACCTCGAATTGCTCGGGAGCGAGTGTTCGATTGCCCCCACCCCTGCACACTTGACGAACTTGCCACTCGTCTTCGGACAGTGGTTCAAGAGCATCATGTGGGACATGTCTGGTCACACGGCCCGCATTTCGATATGGCGATCCTCAAAGACCTGTTGGGCGACAATGTGTTTCACTATCGCAGTCCTCGCGACACGCGCACAATGGCGCTGATGGCTCCCCATGCTGACAAGCCCAAGGCTCTGACGAAGCACAGTGCCGGTGATGACGCATATGCTCAGGCGCAGTGGATGCAAAACGTCTGGCGTGAGGCGGGAGTTCAGCTATGAGAAGCACCCGTCCACAGCCTTACTCGAGCTATGACAGGCACGGCATGAGTCGGACGCCCGAGTATCGGGTCTGGGTGGGCATGAAGTCCCGGTGCTACTCGCCACAAACAAAAGGTTATTGTCGCTACGGCGCCAAAGGTATCAGAGTCTGTGACAGGTGGCACCGGTTCATCCACTTCTATGAGGACATGGGCCCTCGACCTTCACCCAAGCATGATCTTTCTCGAAAGGATCACTCGAAGGACTATGGCCCCGACAACTGTGAGTGGAAACTTCACAGTGAAAACATGAAGGAGCTCAGACCCCGAAATGAATAGACCCAGTAGACCCCAAACCTTTATGGAGATTGCTCAGGTCGTGGCCAAGCGCTCGACTTGTATGCGTCTCAACGTCGGTGCTGTCATCGTGCAAGATCGCCGCATCGTCAGCATCGGTTACAACGGGGTGCCTGCAGGGGCGCCTCACTGCTTAGGCAATGACTGCCCGGGCAAGCATCACTGCCACGAAACGATCCACGCCGAGAACAACGCCCTTCGACACCTGCCCACCCTGAACTATCACGACGATGGGCCTTTGGACCTGTATGTGACCGACAGTCCCTGTGCCGCCTGTTTCCAGAAAATACGTGAGGCCGAGGTGGTTCGCCGCGTGTTCTTCGGCACTCCCTACCGCATCAATGACCACCTGATTGATGAGAAGATCGGCATTTACAGAGTGCTTCCCGCCGGGTATATAATGGACTGGAATACAAAGGAGCTCGTGGACATTGAAACGTAGGACCCGGAAGCAACTCGAGAAGATCGCAATCGTCACCGAGTCTCCGGACGACTGTGTTCGCACCTTCGACGCCATCGAACACATTATGGAGCCGCTCGAGCGCAAGTATGACGTGACCCGAATGTCTGTGCTCGACGGCGACCCCAAAAACGGCAAGGCTGCGACAAAGACGGAAATCAAACATGCTCGCGATGATGTGTTGGCATCACTCGCGGGTTACAAGTATGTGGTGATCGTAGGTAACACACCCTTACAGGTTGTCACAGGCAAAGCGGGCATCAGCAAGATGCGCGGTAAGCCGATCAAGCAAGACGGTCGTTTCTATCTGCCGATGAACAATCCCGGCATCTTGCGACATGACGAAAAACAGGCGGTGCTGTTTCAAGCCGACTTGAAGTTCCTCGATGACATGATTGACTTCGGCGGCATTCCCGAGGAGCAGGAGCTGAATTTCCGGATCGTATCCTCGGACGATGATGTGGAGGACATGCTGGCTGACTTGCACGGCGCTGTCTCCTACGATATAGAAACAACGCAGCTATACCCCTGGCGAACCCAAACTTTCGATGATCGACTGGGCCAATGGATACCTGACCCCGAACCGAAGATCGTGAGCCTCGGGTTCGGCACGAAGCGCAATCAGTGGTGTATCCCGGTCAATCACCCACAGTCGCCTTGGTCGCAAGCCGAGGTCGAGGATATCATGGACCGCGTGAATGAGCAGCGCGACGATATCTTCTTGATAACCCATAACGGCAAATTTGACCTCCTGTGGACATGGGTTCATTTGGGAGTCCAGTGGGAAAACGACTTCGACACAATGTTGGCACACTTCCTGCTTGACGAGAACTCACGTCATGGCTTGAAGTATTTGGCACAGGTGTTCTGTGGTGCTCCCGACTGGGAAATCGACCTGAAGGAAAAGAAGGGTATTGACGTTCCGCTCAATCGTCACTGCAAATACCTCGCCCACGATGTATTCTACACGCGCAAGCTGCGGTATGTATTCGGTCGCATGTTGAAGGAAGACCCTGAGGTCAAGCGTGTGTTTGACAAGATCATGATGCCATGTTCCAATCTGTTTGTCGAGATTGAGTATGATGGTGTCTTTATTGACATTGACCAATTCGAGGAAGCTGAGGCTGTGTTGCGTGAGCAATACCAGGAGGCACTCGATGAACTCAAGGAATGGGAGCCCGATCACTATGTCAAAAAGGATGGAGAGGTTTACTATTTCAAAGACGCCCGTCGAAAGAATGATCCCACCGAATTTAACTGGGGTTCCACTGACCAGCTCCGGTGGTTGCTGTTCGATCACCTGGGCATTAAGCCACTCGATAAAACTGATAGCGGAAACTATTCAACGTCTGAGTCGGTTATTAAGAGACTCGATCATCCCTGCACTGAGGCGCTTCTTCGCTTCCGTGCGGCGAAACAACAGCTTTCGTTCTTCATTGATGGCTGGAAGCCTTTCCTCCACAGGCAGCGTCGGGGTTGGTATTTGCACCCCTCGTTCAAGCTACACGGCACTGTCACGGGGCGCCTATCTTGCGAGCATCCGAACTTGCAACAAGTTCCCCGTGATCCGCGTATCCGGTCGCTTATATCAGCAGAGCCTGGTTGGACGCTCATCCAATGCGACCTATCTCAGGCTGAGCTGAGGATTGCCGCTGAGCTTGCTCGCGAGCGATCAATGATCCACGCCTTTGTCCACGGGATCGACGTGCACTGGATGACTGCACTTCGAGAGATCGAACGGGGCGGCGGGTTAAAGGACCTGGTCATCGGCACTGCTTGTCAGATTGCCAAGAAGAATGACATGCCCTATGCCGATGCAATCAAGATATTGCTTGAGGCGGGACACAGCGCTGCCGAAGACGTGAACAAGGAGTGGAAGGAATATCGCAAGAAAGCGAAGGCGGTGAACTTCGGTTATCTCTACGGCATGTGGTGGAAGAAGTTCAAGATATACGCTCGCGACAACTATGGTGTCACCGTGACTGACGAGCAAGCCGAAGCATCCCGCTCAACCTTCTTCGAAAACTATTCCGACCTTGAACCTTGGCACAAACGACAGAAGCGCTATGTGCGACGCCATGGCTACGTCAAAACATTGTCAGGTAGGAAACGACGTTTGCCTGCTGCTAAGGCCTCTGAGGCTACGCCTGAGCGCAAAGCAGCTGAGCGTCAAGCGATCAATTCGCCTGTGCAATCATTCGCAAACGAAATCAACCTTATGGCCGCAATTCAACTGCGCAAGGAGTTCGGTCGTGACGTTGTGAAGATCTGCGGTACTGTTCATGATGCTGTTCTGTTCCGGGTCCGGAATGACATGGTTGAGACGGTCTATGATCGTATGCTTGAAATCATGCGTTGGCCCGACTTGATGGACGAGTTCGATATCAGTATGTCTGTCCCCATCGAAGCTGACGGTGATGTTGGTCCTTGGGGCAAAGGACTTGACCTGAGCAAATATCGTGACGTGGCTAAGTTCAAAAAATGTGAGGTGGTTGATTTGCTGAACAAGCACACCGCCATGAAGATCAACGAGATGTGGAAAGAATGGAAGGAAGCAGCATGAAAGTGATTTTTGCTTGGTACGATATTTGGGTTGGGGTTTTCATAGACACCAAGAAAAAGAAAGTCTACGTGTTCCCGGTCCCCTGTATAGGAGTGGTATTCAACTATGGCTGATATATTCAAGGTCTCCCAATCGAAGGTCAAAACATGGCGTAGATGCCACCGTGCCTACGACTTCAAGTATGTGCAGAAGCTACGCAAGAAGCGCAAGTCCCGTCCACTCCAATTCGGCACAATGATCCATGAGGCCTTGGAAATGCACTGCAACGGCGATGACCCACAGGCCTACTTCGATGGGTTGCGCGATGATGTGGCAGCCATGCGGCTATTCGCCCAGGAGCGTGAGGAGTATGGGGATATCCTCGAGGATTGCGAGGACATTGTTGCCGACTACCTCGAGTTCTGGGGGTGGGATGAGGACCTGCGGTATGTTCGCAAGAAGCGCCGGGGTGCTGAGCATCATTTCGAGATTGAGCTTATGCCCGGCGTCATTTGGAATGGCAAGATCGACAACCTGGCCGTGAGCTCGAACAAGCTTCGCTGGCTGGGTGAGCACAAGACATACACCCGTAAGCCGAATGACGATGACCGTTGGCGCAACCTCCAGGGCGCGACGTATATCCGAGCAAACGACATTCTCGGCTGGCACCCCCTCGATGGCCTCCTGTGGGATTATATCAAATCGAAGCCGCCAGCTGTTCCCGGTGTGTTGAAGGATGGCACACTGAGCACCAAGAAGATCGACACGTTGCCTGCCAAGGTCCAGCGTGTGATTGACGAGCATGAGGGTGATCCGGGTAATACCAAAGCCCTCATGGCCATGGCTAAGAAGAACCGCAGCCAATACTTTCACCGTGTCCATGCGCCGGTTAATCGCGCAGTGACTGACATGGTCTTTGAGGACTTCGAACACTCGGTCAGAGAAATGGTCGATAACCATGGCAAATGCTCAGACATGAACATTGACAAACATTGCAGCTGGTGCGATTATGAACCTCTCTGCCGGTCGATGCTCCAAGGTCTGGACGTAGACTTCATCAAGGAAAAGGAATATACAGATGGCACGAAAACCAAGTCGGACTACAAGGAGCCGAAGCGCTCGGAAATCCACGTCGCGGACAACGACCAAGTCCAAGCCTTTCAAGACACGTAAAGCCGGCCAGGGCGGTAAGCCCCGGTCTTGGTGTTTTTACGGTCGGTCAGGTTCTGGGAAAACCACACTGGCTGCGACGTTCCCGGGCCCGGTGCTGCTGGTCAACATTCGTGACGACGGCGACGATAGCGTCTCGGACGTGAAGAACCTGGACGTCTATGACGTTGAGACCTGTGACGATATCGAAGCCCTGTACTGGAAAATCCAGTCCGGCGAACTGAGCAAGTACAAAACGCTCATCATGGACACAGTCACTATGTGGCAGCAGATGAAGATCGAAGAGATCGTTGGTGCCAAGGCCGAGAAGATGGGCAAGCAGCCTACCGACTGGGGCGTGATGAAGAAGCAGGAATGGGGCCAAGTATCCGGCTACCTGAAAACCTGGATTACCAACTTCCGTGACTTGGACATGGAGGTGGTGTTTATCGCACAGGACCGGGCATTCAATGTTCTGGACGATGATGACGACATTGGTGAGCTGGACCCCGAGGTTGGTCCCAGCCTGAGCCCAGCCACCAAATCCCATTTGTGCGCGGCAGTCAGCGTGATCGGTCACACTTTCGTCCGGTCGCGTGAGGTTGTGCGCAAAATTCGCAAGAAAGAAGTCAAAAAGGAGGTGACAGAGTATTGTCTTCGACTGGGGCCTAGCGCCTCGTATATAACGAAATTCAGGAAGCCCAAGAAGGTCTCATTGCCGGACTTCCTGATCGACCCAAACTATGAGGAAATCCTCGAAACCATCAAAGGAGATAACTGATGGCACGACGTTCAAAGAAAACCGCTCGCACCGCATCATTCGACGGGGTGGGCAAAGGTTTTGCCGACGGCCAGGAATACCTGGTCAAGGTGATCGAATGCACCGTTGAGGAGGGCGACAGTGCTCCCTACCTGTCTTTCAAGCTGGAAGGCACCGGCGAGTTCGAAGGCTCGTTCATGTATCACAATGGCTCGCTTGCTCCCGCGGCTCTGTGGCGCACCCGTGAACTGTTCGAAGCATTCCTGGGCGACGTGCCCGAGGGCGACTTCGATATCGACGAGGTGGCCGAGGAGTTCGTTGGCAAATATGCCATGTGCTCGACCTTTGCCGACAGCTACAACGGTTCCAAGCGCATCAAACCCGAAGACTTCTGGCCGAACGAAGGCGATGTTCCGGATGGTGACGATGACGGCGGGGACGAGATCGACCTGGATGACCTGGACGATGCCGATATCAAGAAAGTCGGCAAAGCGATGGGCATCAAGTCGAAACGTGCCTCCACGATCCGCAAGGAACTCGAAGACGCCGATCCCGATGAGCTCTACGAAGTTCTGGCCGACCTGGGCCTGGTTGATGAAGAGGGCGGTGATGACGACGGCGACGGTGATGGCGGCGAATTTGACCTGGACGAACTCGATGATGACGATATCCGCGAACTGGCCAAGGCCATGGGTATCAAGCGCGTTACCGAGAAGTCCCGTGTCAACACGCTGAAGAAGAAGCTGGCCGACATGGACGAGGACGAACTGGCCGAGGCCTGGGAAGAACTGTCCGAAGAAGGTGGCGACGATGATGGCAACGGTGGCGAGGTTACCGCTGATGATATCGGCAGTATGAACCAGGATGAGCTCGAGGAGCTGATCGAGGAGCATGACCTCGACGTTGACCTGGACGACTACAAGACGCTGCGCAAGAAGCGGACCGCGGTGGTCGACGCGGCGGAGGAAGCCGGCATCCTCGAAGAGGACTGATGCCTCTGGCTTTCTGACTTGGGGGCGGCTTTCGGGTCGCCCTTCTTTTTTATCCACAGGTATGGCATCATGGCAAAACAACCCGAGTCCCGACTACAGAAACGTATCCAAGACCGCCTGCGCAAGGAAGTAGGTGGTTGGTGGTTTAAGGTATGGGGAGGACCATTCACCCCTGCCGGTATCCCTGATCTGATCGGTTGTGTGGATGGTATGTTCTTCGCCCTCGAGGTGAAGCTCCCGAAGAAATCATCTAAGCCCTCAGCTATTCAGCTTGAGACCATCCGTGACATTGTAATGAAAGGCGGGGGTTGTGCCACAATCGTTCGCTCAGAAGAGGAGGCGGTAGATGTCGTCCTTACAACTTTGGCCCGAGCAGCAGACCGTCTACGACTTCGCTATCAAACGGGACGCCACCGCGATGTTCTGCGAACAGCGTACCGGAAAGACCTACGTAACCCTCGCAATTCTCAGGCGGCTCGCAGGCGATCCGATCAATCTCTGCACGGGTGAAGGCAACGACTTCTGTGGGCTACTTGTCACGCTGCTAACCAACCGCGACAGTACGTGGCTCGATGGTATCAAAGAACACCTGAAATGGATCAACGTCACGAGCGACTGGGAGGAGTTTAAGAAACTACCCTCACCACGTATCCTGCTTGTCCACTTCGAGATGCTGCCTAAGCTTATCAACAAACTCGTCCGCTACAAGAAATTTAACTGGGCCTGTGTCGATGAAGCCCAGCGCATATCGAACCGAGGCAACAAGACATCACGCGCAATGGCACGACTGTCCTGGATCAAGCGTCGTCTCGTCCTGACGGGAACACCACAGGAGGTTCGGGAGACTGACTACTTCGGTATCTTCAAGTTTCTTGCTCCGGAAGTGTTTGGCACAAACTGGGCGAAGTTTGAGAAGCGCTACATGGAATGGCCTTCAGTCGACTTCGAGAATGCACCGCCAGGATCAGCTCTGTGGCAAAAGAAAACCCTGCAACAGCGCATACTCAAGAATAAAGCCACGTTCCAAGAGAACCGACGCAAGGAGTTCCTCGCAAAGCTGGCACCCTATTGCATTCGATTGACCCAGGAAGATGTGGGCATCAAGAAGGCGAAGGTGACCAAGGTTCCGGTTCGTATGTCCCAGGACCAACGCAAGGTCTACGACGCAATGAAGAAGGACTCCTTTGCATACATTCCAACACGTCGAAAAGGCAAAGCCAGGCGTGTCACTGCTCCGCTCGTGATAACGAACATAGCGAAACGTCGCCAGATCGCTACTGGCTTCGTATATGACGACGACGAGCGCCTCCATGACCTCAGCGACACGAAGCTGAGAGCGACTATTGACTTGGTCGATCGACTGAGTTTGCCCATCGTCATATTCACTGCATTCCGTCCCGACAATGACCTGGTGTATGAGGCTATGGTCGACCAGGGCTATGACGTTGTGCAGGTCAACGGCTCAACTAAAAAGAAACTACGTCCGCAGATATGGCGTGACTTCCAGAAGGGCAAGTATGATATCGCAGTTGTCCAGACCCGGACTGGTGGTGTCGGTGTCGATCTGTGGAAGGCTAACAATGCTATTGTCTATAGCATGACCCATTCCTACCGTGATTGGGATCAGGCGTTGTCTCGATTGAGTGCCAAAGACAAAAAGTGGCCGACAGAGTTTTTTGTCTTGTGCAGCGAGAATTCTATTGACGATGACCTATTCGATCTTGTAATAGTTAAAAAGTTCAACACAGAACGGACACTGAAACATCTGAAACGAGGAGCCACATCATGGCACGGAAAACCACCAAAGCAGCTGCCGCGAAGGACAAGGAAGCCAAGGCGACGAAGGAAGCGCCGAAGTACGGCGTGAGCGATCTTGCCGAAGCTGTCGGTATCGCACCTGCCTCTGTTCGCGTTGCCCTGCGCGCCCTGGAAGTCGAAAAGAACTTCGGCAACCAGTACGGCTGGAACACCAAGAAAGACTTCGACGAGGTGGTCAAGGCGCTGAAGGAGCGCAACGCCAAATCCGCCGTCGCCGACAAAGGCGAGTCGAAACCCGCAGCCAAGTCGACCGGCCGCAAGCCGCGCGGGAAGGCAGCTG